ACCCCACCGTGACCACCCCCAACAAAATTAGTCACTAACTAATGAGCGGGGTGTTGTCGCCCGTATACGTTGACGACGGGGAAGGACCCAAATTTGTGCGAATAAAGAAAAAGAAACGGCCACCAGGGGAGGGGTGGCCGTTTCGCAAAGGCTGCCCAAGGGAGGAGGTCTTGGTCAGCGAAGAACAGGTGAAGGGCATCTCAACTATGCCCTGCAGCCTCCACCCTAACGGTGAGAATTGCTTGGTGGCGCAAAGCGCGGTGCTCCATGGTTATAAAAGGGCAATAAAAAACCCGAGGCGTTTCGGCTCTCGGGTTTGTTTCGGTGACACTCACACCAATGTAGCCGAAATACTAGTGCAAACTGTCAAACGATGTCAAGCGGCATTTTGTTTGTTTAAGCTCACGACGGATCGGGAGCCCATACGCACCCCAACTCCAGCAAACGCATGCCGGGCCGGACGGGAGTACCACGCCTGGGAGAACAGGATGTGGGCCTCGATCAGACGGACCTTGTAGGTGTTGAGGCAGCAACTGCAGCGCTTGGCATTGGTCACATCCGCCACATTGGGCCAGATGTAGTGCATCCGCAGCGGCTGCTGGTAGCGCATCGACAGGCCGATGATGATGTGATCGGTGGTCTCGGCCTCGCCATGCAGCGTCGGGATGACAGCGCCATGGATGCATCCGCGCGGCCCTGGTGCCGACAGGTTGTACGCCGGGTATGGCGAGCGATCAGTGTCTTTACCACCGGATATAACCCAGCGCGCCCAATTCTGCAGCAAGCGCCCGATCTCATCTGGCCATTGTGTTTTCATCGCCCCCCCCTCATCAGTTGTTGAATGCGCAGGCGGCGGGCCTGAGTGTAGTAGCGGTCGCGCGGTGCAGGCGCGGTGGTTTCATGTGGAACAACGGCCGCTCGGCTCAACGGCGTTTTATCGCCGATGGTTGCCGGATCTCTATAGCACCAGGCCGGCATGATTTTGGGCCAGCGCAGGGAATCAGCCATCGCCGCACCTCAGCCGTCCTGTTGTCCTATTCCGTCCCATATAAATGGGGGTGAATTCACGCGCCTGCGCGCGCGCGCGCGAAAAAAAACACCTGTCCTTTGGGACAATGGGACGGCCGTTGATTTTTAAGCCTTTTTCATCCGTCCCGATGGACGGAGAACAGGACGGAACAGGACGGAACAGGACGGATTGGCCTCTGGAAAAATAAACGGACGCAATCATGCATGTGCCCCCATCTAAAAAAATAAACGGAAACAAGCATGCATCCGTCCATAAATTGTTAAACATCATTTCCGATCCTTCAGGGTACGGCCTGGGCGGCAGTAGTAGTAATCGCGGCCACCGCTGGACTCACGCTCACGCAACCAGCCGATGCGCTGCATCAGCCGGCCCACACGCTGCTGTTCGACGAGAGTCATTTTCATCGGCTCGGCATGGAGCGCGCCGGTCATGACCTGATCGAGGCGCACGTAATCGACGGCCATGCCCGCCTCATCAGATTTATCCAGCCACAAACGAATTCTCGACTCCAATGCGTCGCCAATAAAGCGCGCATCCTGCTCAGGCTCATACAGCCCACGTTCGCTGGCGCGAACCCACCACTCGAATCCGGATTGGTGTAACTGAAACGCCTCGGCCCAAAGCTGATCGCGGTCGAGCGCGAGATCCGTCAACTGCATGCGTCCGCTGCCGGACTCCACCCGCACAGGCCAATAGCGGCGATTGCCGGTGTCGTCTTTGAGGTAGGTCGCATGATTAACAGAGCCGGCAAACACACCGGTGCGCTGCACAAGCACCGGTTTTCGGCCGTAGGGATTGCGGTAACGATCCTCGTTTCGGGTAAAAAACGCCTTGCTCCGCGACGCCTCTGCGCGATTAAAACTGTCCAGCTCGGCCAGCTCCACACACCACATGCCGCGCATGATCTGGTACCCGTCAGTCGATCCGATTTCAAAGGCGGCATCGGTGAACCACGGCTGAAACAAAATCTTGAACACCGTGGATTTGCCGACCCCCTGCTCCCCCTCCAGAATCAGCACGTTGTCGACTTTGCAGCCCGGGCGCATCGCGCGCGCCACCGCACTGACCATCCATTTGGTGCCAACGGCCTCGGCATAATCCGAGGGCTCTGCGCCCAAATACGTAAACAGCCAGTGCTTAAGGCGCGGCTTGTTGTCCCACTTCAGCGCCCCGAGATAATCCTGAACCTCGTGGTAACGATTCAGGTCCGCCACCAACAAAACGGCCTTGGTGATTGCATCCGATGACAGGCGCCGCAGCTGGTATGTCGTCGCCAGCCAATGCTCGAGGCGCGCATCATCAATATCCATCCACTCACCGATCTCACCGCAATCGAACGGCGGTGCGCGCAGCTTCATCACCCGCCCACCCATCTGATCGAAGGCGATCACGTTCTGCCACCGCTCATCATTGCGTAAAATGCTGACCACGTTGTCCAGCACAGGCTGCATAATGCCCTTGTCATTACACACAAGGCGCGCGGCCCAGTCCGTTTTATCAACGATCTGGAAAACCTCAGCCGCGCGTGAAGGTTCATCGCGGCTCGCCACTCGCAGTCTTCCGGCGGATCACCCGCTCCATGTCATCGAGATACCGCGAAAAAGCTGCGTTCTGCAGCGCCGCCCGCCTATCGCTCCACCACGCCGGCCATCCTTTGTTAGCCCCGCCGAATCGATGACGACAACGGAACGCCACCGAATCGGCAGGCACATCCTGCCAGGCCGCACCAGAGTCAAGTGTAAATGCCGCGCCGCGCGGCAAGCGCAGCTCCACATAGGCCAGCGCGTCGACCAACTCCGCCACCAGAGCATAAATGGGCCCGTAATGCGCCGCGGCCAAATCGAAATCATCAATCGCCGCCTCGCGATCCAGCACCACCACCCGCACACCCGCCACCACGCGCCAGTCTGTAACGCCCGCGACAAATTCCAGCGGCCTCAGCGCCAGTTTTGGTTGCGGCACTCCGCTCCAATTGTCAGCAAACACCATAATCACCAACTGCGGATGCTGGCCCTGGCGGCGCGCCTGCAACAAATTGCGACCAAACGCGGGGAGTTTTTTGGCAACGGGCGGCAGCACCAATGCCGACGCCAAGGGAGGCGCCAGCGCCTCAGACGGCATCGACAGCGATGATGGCGGCTGCGGTTGCAGCATCAGCGCGCCATCCCAGCTACTTCCACAACTGCTGCAGCAGGCAAATTCCAATCCCCGCCAACCTGTAATGTTTCAGGTGACTCGCCCGCTCCTGCGCATTCGGCGACAATTCCGACTCCACCAGATTGCGCGACTGCAGGCGGGTCAAATACGTTCTCGTTTTGGTCAGCGGCAGACCCGCTGCCGCTGAAATCTCTCGGGTGGTGCGATACCCCTGCCCCACCGCGCGCATCACCAGGTTGATTTCGCTCATCGGAACTCACCGCCCCTCCCTCATTCGCCACAACAACATCGGCAGACAAAACAACCACACCACAGCCCCCAGCGCCGAGCCCAGCACAATCACCACTGAAATCAAAACGCCGACAACCAGCAACGCCGCCCCGGCACTAACACAATCGAATGCGCAGCGCAGCAGGCTCACACGCCCACCCGATGGCTGAGCATTAACTTGTGCACTGTCGTGCGACTGAGCCCCAGCGCAATCGCCGCGTGCGACTGATTGCCGCCGCTGTGATACAGCGCCAGGTGGATCAACTGCGCCTGGACCGCGCCGACCAACTGCAAATAAATCTCCTGGTCACCCACGCCGTGCAACTCCGCAAAAGCTGCAGCCACGGCTTTGTTCAGTTTCGCCTGCGAGGCCGTGGTAATGCCCCGCGATGAATTATCGATGAGGCCCAACCAGGCGGTACCTGAGCCCTTGCTCATGACCCAAGCCCACCCCAGCGAAATCCGGTGCGATACGGGGGAGGCGCAACCACCCCGCTGCCACACGCGGCCCCGTGCCGGGGCGCGCCGCGGCGAACACGCAACCCCGGCATGGGCGGCAATTTTTCAGTTCCGTGCAATGCGTAAACTCCGGCGAACGCCACCACCCCGGGGAAACGCCCCTCAGCCTGGCGCGCCGTGCCGATGATGGTCAACTCACCCGCCCGCACCATCGTTGACAGGGTCACCTGAATGCCGTCGCTGCGGATCTCGCGCCGAGGCAGCGTTTTCACCGTTTTGCGGATCTCAATAATGATGTGCTTGGCTGGCAACGGCCCAAGCTGCAGCAACGCCAGAATGCCCAGCCGCAGCGGCCCGCGGACGCGTGGATTCATTCGGCCTCCAGCCGGAACGATTGCTCGTCGAGCGGATGCGAACCATCGCGCTTGGGCGGCAGGATGAAATAGAGCGCATCGAGCGTGCGCCGCACACAGCGCTGCTTGTCCTGGCGCGACTGCTCCCGCGCCACCCGCTCCGACCAACGGCGAGCCTGAGCGAGCTTTGGATTGATTATCATCATCGGCCCTCCCCATGTTGGGTAGCGCACAGAATGTGCAGCGCCGAACAGACAGTATCGGCATAATTCGCGGCGCGTTTGCATGCTGGAATTACCCATAAAAAGGTGGCGGGCATCAGCTACAACCCCGCCGCTTGTTCTCGCTGCGCATTGAGCGTGCGCGATCACGCAACACCACGAGCGCCGCAATCGCCTGCTCGATTTCGATCTCGATCTCCCGGCACTCGATGTCATCAATCCGCCCGTCGTTGGCCATGGCCGAATCCACCCGACGCGCCACATCACCGACCTCGACCACTGTTTTGACCATATCGCGCGTCAGATCAAAATCGTCCGGCGAACACAGGCTCGGGACATGCACGGCGACGTGATCAAAACGCCAATTGAGCGCGCGTAACGACTGGAATGCATAGGGCACGCTGGCCGATGCCAGGAGCGCGACGATGTCGACGTACTCGTCAAACAGCAGGTGATGGGTATCGTTGTTGTGCTCGAGTTTTTTATACAAGACCGACGGCGACATGGTCTTTTGCCGCGTGGTCACCAGCCGCCCGGCCAGCGCCTCAATGCCGCCAGGGTATTTTTTTGCGCGATCGTAGAGGGCATCGCGCGGGTTCATTTGATCCAATGCGCAGGTCATGTCCAAAGCCTCGTGACGATTGACGTGGCACAGCGCCCCATCGCGGCAGATGATTGCCCGATGGACAGCCGCAAAAACATGAGGCCCCCCGCGCTACAGTTAAAAGCTCTCACCCGATCAATACTCATGCGACCCTCTCTCTGCGAATGGCTCTGATGCGTTCGAGGCCATCACGCTGCAGCTGCTGCGGTCGGCATCGCGTCCGCTGGATTTGGGTAAATGTCCCGCCGCAATTCGTGGGGCGTGACCTCCCAATCCACAGACTCGGCGATGGCGATCACATACTTACTCGGGGGAACCTCCCCCTTGACCCGTCCGCGCAACCACCCGGAAATATGGGTTTGGGTAATCTTCGACGACGGCAATCTCGACCGGATTCGGCGCGCCAACTCAGCTTGCCCCCCCGCCTTTTTTACCGCTTCCTTCAAAGTTTCTTTGCTCATGATGCAGGATTCTAGAACGTCAGTTCTCAATCAGTCAAGAACAATGGTTCTTTGCCAAGCAACAACAGGGGTTATAGATTGGTCTTTAACCATGAAATACGGCGAAAGACTCAAAATAGCGCGGGAACATGCCAGCCTCAGCCAAGCCGAACTCGCATACAAATCCGGCGTTGGCACACAAGAAAACATATCTAAGCTCGAGCGCACTGACGCCACCGGCTCAGTGTTTACCGTGCAATACGCTCGGGCATGCGGCGTCAGCCCAGACTGGCTAGCGCTAGAACAGGGGGAAATGATTGATGGCCTATTCGTGCATGATCCGCGCATAAAAAGCGCGGTGCTGCTATTGCAGCAAATGCCCGACTACGCCATCGATCAGGCTGTAAAAAATGTTGCTTCGATTAGCGAACTTCTCTCGCAAGTCAGGGCCAGCAACGGCGACCAATAATATAATCACCTTCCCCAGACAACTTCAATTGCGAATCACCACGAACGCCCCAAAAAATCAATCGGCCCGACGTCAGTCTGATATTCTGGAGTGTAAGAACAGCAAACGAGAAAGGTAAAGCCATGGCCATGGTTGCTTGCCGTGAATGCGCAAAAGCCGTCAGCGATCGCGCTGAACACTGCCCACACTGCGGCTTCAAACTCATTGCCACCACGAGCTGGGGATTCGGCAAGGTCCTGGTCGCCAGCATCCTCATCCTCGGACTGGTCACCTGTATCGGCAGGCTCAGCGAGCCACCGACCAAGCCAAGCACCAAGACCACCGAAGAGACCAAGGCGGACATCGACAACACCGCCCGCTATGCCTGCAAGGGCTTTATTGAAAAATCCCTGCACGACTACCGCAGCGCAGATCTGTCGGCGTGGACATCCGCAACAGTCACTCAACCTTTCGGCAGCACAGCGGTTTACGAAGTCGCCATGCAGGTGCGCGCGAAGAACGCCTTTAACGCCACGCGGCTCAGCACAATGACCTGCGGCCTCCTGCGCAACGGTGACAATTGGACCCTAACGGGGCTCAGTCAAGCGGGTAAATAATCAGAAGCCCAGGACAACATAAAACCTAGGTTCTTGACAAGGATAGAACCATCGTTCTAATATGCCTTCCGTCACCCAACGGAGGGCACATGGCCTACACCGCACCGCTCCAGACCCGGACCCGCACCACCACGCAGCTTGGCGTGGCCGCACTCATCGCGGCGGGCATCATGCTCGTCGGCATCGCCTCCCGGCGCGACGAGGCCGCCATTGTCGCCGCCATCCTTTTCGTATTGCTCGGCTGGGCCTACCACGTCCGCTGGAGCGCCGCCTGGCGCGAACAACTCATCCTCGATCTGCTCCGCTGCGGCGGCTGGTGGACCGCAGAGGAACTCATCTACAGATCCCATGGCACGCTCAGCGGCGTCGACAAGAGCGCCATCGTGCGCATCGCAGCGCAGGGACTGATTTGCACCCGAATCCAAAAGAGCGCCTCGGGCGAACAACTCACCACGTACGCCGGGTTCATCAGCACCCGCGAGGACGCGCCATGAACAGCGCCACACAGGACTACCGAAAACACGGCATCCCGGCGCGCAGCTCCGGGATCTCCGACGCGCTGCTCATCGCAGCCCTCATCGCCACCCTCATCGCCGTGCTGGCGTGGATGGGCGAGCGTGACCAAGCCGCCGCCCGCCAACACCAACCCGGCCACCCGGCCTTCATCAAACTCAGCCTGAGCGACTGCCCTGCAGCGGCGCCAGGCCTCAGCGAAATCCTCGTATTCACCATCAGCACCAGCGCTGACGGCAAACCCAGCCTCAGCGGCTGCAGCCGCATCGCCGAGCGCGCCTACGCAATTAAACACGCGAAAGGAATTGGAAAATGACTGCCAATAAAACGGGCAAGGCGGCACAACCATGAAAATCGACCAGCTCCGGCCCTGCGACCACTGCGGCAAAGCGATCTTGCCGATCTTCTACGTCGTGCGCACCAGCATTGCTCTAGTCGATATCAAAGCCATGCGCAGCGCCATCGGCCTCATGGACCACTTCGGTGGTGGTCGTGCCGGACTGGCGCTCGCTCAGGCCATGGGCCCAGATGCAGATGTTGTCACCATTGGCGGCGAGAAAGAGGAACAGTTGTGGGCGGAGTTTTTTGTATGCCAGCAATGCCACGTAACACCCATCAACCTCGCCGAGGTCGAAGATCGTCGGCAATGCGCGATTGATGCCGACAAACCATCAACCAAAACCACGGGGACCACATGAAAGATTCCCCCGAAAAAATCCTACGCCGCTGCTGGCGACACGGCGACACCACGCTGCTCGGTGAAATCAACGCCAGCATGCCGCTGTTGGTGCATGCCATCGAGCAGGCCGACAGCACGGCGCGCGCAGACATCGAATGCGAATGCCATTGTTCCGGCAACAGCGGACTGAAGGCCGGCTGGTGGTGGGATACCACACCAACGGCAACGGATGACGAGGGCCACGAACGCATCACCAACCAGGTGCTCTACCTGGAAGAGCGCGGTTTGCTGGTGCGCCTGGAAGGCGCACCGCACATCGTCACTTTTATCGAGGCCGCATGACCGCGCTCGCAATTGATCTGTTCTGCGGACTCGGTGGCTGGACCGAGGGCTTACTTGCGGAGCGGTACGATGTTGTCGGCTTTGACATCGAGCGGCACGAATACGGCGCAGAGAAATACCCGGCGCAACTGGTTCTGCAGGACGTTACAACGATTCACGGCTCACAGTTCCGCGATGCCGCCCTGATTGTCGCCAGCCCGCCGTGCCAGGAGTTCAGTTACATGGCGATGCCGTGGTCACGTGCCAAGGCGAAGCAAGCCGCTATCGAGGCCGACACAACCGGGGTCGAGCGTGCGCGACTCACTGCGTTGTTTGACACTTGCTTTCGCATTCAGCGCGAGGCAATCGCAGCCAGCGGTCGCTATATCCCGATGGTTGTCGAAAACGTCAGGGGTGCGAATAAGTGGGTCGGTCGGTCAAGGTGGAATTACGGCAGCTTTTTCCTTTGGGGCGACGTGCCCGCGCTGATGCCGATGACCAATAATGGCATAAAAAATCCCGGCATGAATTGGAGCGGCAGCGACAAACCCGGCTACGTCGCGGAGGCGTTCAATTCAACGAAGGTTCCCGGCTTCCGCTTCGACGGCTCTGGCAAGTCTTTTCAGTCGACTGCGGTTGCAGAAACCGGCGTGAAACAGCCCGGAATATCCGGGGCGCGCGCAAACGGCAAGGGCGATAAATGGTTTCAGGATGGCGCCGCGCGGCACGGCAGCAAATCATCCGCCAGAAAAGCCGCCGCCGCACGCATCGCAAAAATTCCATTGCCGCTAAGCCGCCACATTGCCGCGTACTGGAAACCCGCATGACCGCGCTCGCCCTGTTCACCAGCACCTACATCCTCGTCTGCGCGCTGGGGTTGCAAAGTCTCAACGTCAACCGCGGCCACTACGCACCCGCATTCGTCACCAGTTTATTCATCGGCAGCACGCAATGGTTCCTGCTGAAAACAGTGCCCGGCGACACCGGCCTGCTGGAAATCACCGCCTACCTGCTCGGCGGGCCCCTCGGCATCATCACCTCGATGTGGTTGCACCCCAGAATCACCAAAAAAAGGAAAGCCCCGTGAACGCCATCACCGAACTACCCGCTGCCGAGGCCGCGCTCGAACTCATCCCCATTTCCAGCATCCGCGTCAGCCGCACTGCCGTGCAGACCCTGCGGCGTGAACACAACAGCGCCGAAAAGTTGCTCGAACTCGCCGCGAGCATTGCGTCCAGCGGCGTCCTGCAGCCGATCCTGGTGCGCCCGGTGCCGGTGTCCGGCACCATCAAATACGAAATCGTCGCCGGCGAACGCCGCTGGCGGGCCGCTGATCGCGCCGGCCTCGCACACATCCCCTGCATCGTGCGCGACTGCGACGACCGCCAGACCCTGCAGGCCCAGCTCGTCGAAAACACCGCGCGCGAGGAATACAGCGCGCTCGAAGAGGCCACGGGTTTTCGCGAAATGCTCGCGCTTGAGCCCGGCCTCACCGCCGAAACCCTCGGCGCGCGCCTCGGCAAATCGCGCAGCTACGTCTACGCCCGCCTCAAGCTGCTCGACCTCATCCCCGCCGCGCAACAGGCCCTGGCTGACGGCAGCCTCGACGCGAGCAAGGGCCTGATCATCGCCCGCATCCAGGGCGAAAAAATGCAGGCGCGTGCACTCCACCTCGTCACCACGCAGGCCCATTACTACAGCTACCGCCGCCTCATCGAAAAACTCCGCGACGACTTCATGATCCCCATCGCGCAGGCCGCGTGGCTGCCCGACCGCGACAGCCTCCACCTCCCCAAAACCGGCGAGCCGATCATCACCTGCGCCGGCTGCCCCAGCCGCAGCGTCAACGACCCCGAACTCCACGCCGAAGTCACGGGCAGCGACGTCTGCACTGATCGCGCGTGCTTTGATTTAAAGACCAGGCTGCACTGGTCGCGGATCAAAGCCGATTACGAAGCGCAGGGCCACACCGTCGCCACCGGCGCCGCCGTCGATGACTACATCGACACCAGCGGCCTTGGGCGCCACTGCGGCGTCCACAACAACTACCTGCGCATGGATTTTGAATGCGACACCATAGAATTTGCCGAGGCCGAACCCGATCAGATCAAGGGCGAGCCCGACGACGTCTATGAGATGCGCAGCGATTTATGGCAGCAGCGCTGCAACGCCTGGCAAGCGCCCACCTTCGCCAGCCTGCTCGGCACCGTCGTCGGCACCCAGCTCGTCCAGGGCCGCGACGGCAGCATCATCGAAGTGGCCCCCGCCGCCGCCGTCGTCAAAGCCCTGCAGGCCAAGGGCATCGAAGTGCCGTGGTTTCTTGAAGAAAATCCGCGCGGCAGCGCCACCGAAGCCGACAACAAAATCGCAGAACAACGCGCCAGCGCCGAAGCCGTCAAAGAATCCGAACGCATTAAAATCGAAGCCGCATACCGCGCTCGCCTGCTCGCGCAGATCCACGCCGAGTGGAAACCGCCGCTCAAACGGCACGACCTCGAAAGCATCGCATGGCGCATGGAATACGCCGCTGACGACACCGCCGCGTTTGACGCGCTCTACACGGCGAACGTCGATATCACCAAACTCAAAGAGCCCGAGCTGCAGCGCTACATGGTGATTTACGCGATCAGCGGCGACTGCCTCTACGACCGCTGGACCCAGCACAAATGCAGCCGCCTGCTCGATTACGCCCAGCGCCTGAAAATCGACACCAAGAAACTCCGCGCCGAAGTCGTCAAGGGTTTCCGGCTGGTGTTAGCGAGCGCTAAACCTGAAGCCCAAGCAGCCGCGAAAAAGAAAGGGGTGGGGAAATGAAGAGTAATTTTCTTCGCATGTGCGAGCATGGGGTTGTGCTAGGGCATCCGTGCGTCTACTGCGCTGCTCAGGAGCCTGACCGCGAGAAGAATCGCTCTTTCGGCGAGTACGTCATAGACTCGATCACGAAGCAGCAGCAGTTGATCATCGACCTATCGGCTCTGGTGCGCCGCATGTCATATCAAATAAAGCGAGATGGCACGAACGATGCGATGGTGAAGCAATCAGTAGAGTTTCTAAAGAAGCATAACCTTGGCGGTTCGGTTCTCTGCGAGGAGGGGAAATGAGCGAAGAACAAAAGCGATTAATTGACGTGCCAGCGGAAATCCTAGCGGCCAATGTGGTCTCCTCCATGATTAAGGCAAGAGGCGTTATTAACCTTTGGGACGCGATGATACTGCGCCTTATAGTTGATATGCGGAAAGAGGCGGCGGATGATTTGGCGTTAGCTACATCGGCACGCACCACGCAGGAGCTTGTAGCAACGCTGCTATGCTGCGACCCGGAAGATGGGCGAGATGGGTTCTGGTTAAGTCTCGAAGACAAGCAGCGGCTAAGCAAGTTGCCCGCTGGAACAAAGCTTTACACCGCCATTCGCGAGGAGGTGAAATGAGCATCGAAACTTGGAAGAAAGAGTTTTATTCGGTAGAGGCCGGCATTCTCAACAGCGCCGCAGACGTGGTGTTGCTTGAAATGAGCATCGAAACTTGGAAGAAAGAGTTTTATTCGGTAGAGGCCGGCATTCTCAACAGCGCCGCAGACGTGGTGTTGCTTGAAATGAGCATCGAAACTTGGAAGAAAGAGTTTTATTCGGTAGAGGCCGGCATTCTCAACAGCGCCGCAGACGTGGTGTTGCTTGAACACTCGATCAAAAAATGGGAAGGATTGCAAACAGAAAACCTCGAACGTCACGAGCTGAGAGCGACCCCCAGGCGCTACGACAGGATTGAGGACGTGGAGGGAGCCGGTTTTTATATAAACTCGGCGAGTTGCTCTCTCTGCGTAAGGTATCTATTTCCCAAGGGCGCCAATGATCGCCGCTGCGGAAACTGCCCGCTGAGCAAAGTCAGAGGGGATGCAGCATGCGACGAGGACGCAGACGTAGACGGTGACGATCCCGCTCCTTTTAACGTGTGGGGTCTAGCGGCTAACCCAGAACCGATGCTTCATTGGCTGAGAAAAGCGCTGAAGGTCGCAATGCTCAAGGAGGGGAAATGAGCAAGGAACTGATTGCCAGGTTGAGAGCGCGGAAGGTTAAGCATGTGGAATATATTACAACAAGGCGAACACCCCGGACGAACCACGAGAGCATACACAGGGAGGACAATGAAACCAATACCGATTAAAGCCGCGGAACATATTGCCAAGAAGTACGGGTATAGCCAAGTCGTAATTATTGCCCGTGGGGTTGGGGTTGGCGAGCACTGTACTACATACGGGATTGATCAGGAGAATTGCGACGTCGCTGTGCGCATTGGCGACTTTCTGAAGTATAAAGTGATGGGGTGGATTAAGGAGAACCATGAGACCAGACCTTGAAATGCTGCGCGATTATCACGGCGAGGAGGGGAAATGACACCAAAGCGGAAAGTCTTGAAGAAACACATCAACACTTGTTCGGATCTGTTTACAGGGGGCTGGATTGAATTTCGGGACTACGGCATGCAGCTTGGCGTGGGCAAAAGCGCGGCGGTGGCGTGGAAGAATGCTGCAGAGAACGTAGCCCGAAGACAAAGGGGAAGGTGAAATGAGCATCGAAACTTGGAAGCAAGAGTTTTATGCGGTAGAGGCCAGCGTTGTCGGCAACGACACAGACGTGGTGTTGCTTGAACACTCGATCAAAAAATGGGAAGGATTGCAAACAGAAAACCTCGAACGTCACGAGCTGAGAGTGGACTGCGCCAGGATTGTAGACGTGGGGGGAGTAAATTTTTACATAAATTCAGAGAGCTGCGCGCTTTGCAGAAAGTGTCTATTTTTCAACGAACAAGCCAGTTGCGCACCCTGCCCGCTGTATAAAGTCAGAGGGGGTGTGGCATGCGACCGGGTCGACGCAGACGCAGACGGTGACGACATCTCTCCTTTCGAGGCGTGGAGGGACCGGGCTGACCCAGAACCGATGTTGACCTGGTTGAGAAAAGCGCTGAAGGTCGCAACCTGCGAGGAGGAGGGGAAATGACTGATACAGTCTTAAAACCATGCCCATTTTGTGGCGGTACCGCCGAGATTAAACGCCGCGGGACGGCCAGAATGTCAATGCTTATAGGTTGTGTTGACTGTCATGCAGAGGTTGAGTCAGGGGATGTGTGTGGGGTGACTGCCGTAGAAAATTACAAATGGAACATGCGGAAGCCACTCGCCAAGCAGGAACACACAGACGATTTGGCCGTTAATCGGTTCTCCGAAGCGATGAAAAAGAAACTTTCAAAAAAGCGCAAGGCCGGACGCAGCGGGTGGGATGACCCGGAGCAGTGCAGTATTGATTTTTTGATAAGGTTGCTGCACGAACACTACCAAAAAGGTGATGTGGTTGACATCGCCAACATCTGCATGATGTTAAATCAGCGTGGGGCGAAAGCAGACTGGAGGCTACCTGCGGATAGACTCACCGCGATGACCGCGCTGGAAAGGGAAAACAAAGAGCTGCGCCAACGCATCAGGCAGTTTGAATTCTGCATCGGCCGCGTCGCCATCGCGCTGGGAGGCGTTTGTTGCGGCGGAGTCGATGTCACGCTGCAGCACCTGCAGGCCGATCCGCATTCAACGACGCGTGTACTTTGTGACGCTATCGCTGCACTTCGCGAGGAGGGGAAATGAGCATCGAAACTTGGAAGCAAGAATTTTATGCGGCAGAGGCCGGCATTCTCAACAGCGCCGCAGACGTGGTGGCGCTGCGCCATTCTATAAAGAAGTGGGAAGGGCTGCGACCTGGAAACCTAGAGCGACACGGGCTGAAAGTGAGCTCCAAGCATGGCCGATCCAGGATCAAAGATGTGGAGGGAGAAATTCTCCACATAGACTCAGTATCCTGTGCGCTTTGCCACAAGTATTTGTTTTCCGGCGGCATGCACCGGTGCGGCAATTGTCCGCTGAGTAAAATCAGAGGAAACGTGGCGTGCGACGTGGACGTAGACGGCGACGACATCTCTCCTTTCGAGGCGTGGAGGAAAGGGGTTGACCCGGAACCGATGTTGACCTGGTTGAGAAAAGCGCTGAAGGTCGCAACCTGCGAGGAGGGGAAATGAGCAGAAGCGATTACAGCGACGATTGTTATGGCTGGGAATTAATCTGCTATCGCGGCGCAGTAAAGTCTGCCATTCGCGGCAAACGTGGGCAGGCACTGCTGAACGAACTTGTCGAGGCATTGGATGCGCTGCCAGAAAAAAGCCTGTCAGCAGAATCTCTGGTGTCCCGGGATGGCGAATACTGCGCGCTAGGGGCATTGGGGCGTATGCGAGGCATGATTATGGAGCCTACCGATCCGGATGACGTAGACGCCAGTGAGGTGGCAAAGATGTTCGGGGTAGCGACTGCGCTAGCAGCGGAGATCATGTTTGAGAACGATGAAGTAATCAGTGAAAACCGGTGGGTAAAAGTTGAGACATTCGGCCCATTACCTCGACATGGGATGCGAGAAAGAACTGTTAAGGTTGCAGACCCACTGGCCGGTGAGAGGCGATGGCTTCACATGCGCGAATGGGCAATGAGTAATCTGTTTCCGGCAGCCGCCGCCAACGCAGCACAGAAATGTTCCTGACCCGCGCAGAAATCGAAGAACTCACCGGCTACAAACGCGGCAAGGATCAGTGCGCCTGGCTAACAGATCACGGATGGGTGTTTGAAATTGATGCGCACGGGCGGCCCAAAATATCGGTAGAGTATTGCCGGATCAGGATGGGCGGCCAGATTGAGGCGCCCAAACGCTGGCAACTCAAGGTCGCATGAAACTCCCCCCGAAACTCCGGCAGAAGGGCAAAGCGTACTACTACGACCACGGCGGCAAGCCGCGGAAATGGGAGCGCCTGGGCAGCGTCTATGCGACCGCACTCATTAAATGGGCTGACATCCACAAGGGCCGCGACGCGGAGCTGCGCACCGTGGGCTCGCTCGTGGATCTCTTTATCTCCAAAAAACAAACGTTGGCCGAGAGCACCCTGCGCAGCTACCGCCTCTACAAACGCGTGCTCGACAAAGTCAACGCATCCCCGGCGCCGATGCTCGCGCTCGACCAGGGCCACCTGCACCAGCTAATCGACGACTACCCAAAAAAACAGATCGCCCGCAACACCGCATTGTTTGTTAAAACCGTGTACGCATGGGCCGTCTCCCGCGGTCACCTGCAGAGCTCGCCTTTCACAGGGATGCGGCTCAAAGGCACATCGAGGCGGAGGCGCTACCTCACCGATGCCGAATTCCTCAGCATCCGCCAAAAACTCGAGCCCAAGTTTCAGGTCGCGGCCGATCTTGCCTACCTGCTAGGCCTACGCGTGTCCGAAGTGCCCATGCTGCGATTCGCTGATTTCAAGGACGGCGTGGTCACCATCCGCCAACAGAAAACCAAATCGGTCAAACAGCAGATCATCACCGAAGACGTCAAAGCGGTCCTCGAACGCGCCAAGACCCTGCCGGGCGCTGTGCGTGGCCTCGCCCTGGTCTGCAACCGCAGCGGCCAGCCCTACAGCCCACAGACCATCTCCGGCGCATTTTTTGAAGCCAGCAAGCTGGCCGGAATCAAAGACGTGCGCTTCCACGACATTCGCGCCAAAAGCGCCAGCGACGAAACCGCAACCGCACAGGCCCGGCTCGGCCACGCCACCAGCCAGACCACCCAGATCTACCTGCGCAAACCCATTATCGCAACCCCGATCAACAAGGTCAAAGACGCTAAAATGTAGAAGACTTCTACAAAGTCCAGAATGCGGCAATGTAAGCTATTGATTTTATTAACTTGTTACACTAGGCCCGATTATAAATCAAAACGCTCAGGATTCAAGCGCAAGTCGCTGATTACCAAAAAATTTCAGCAACTGACCTTCTACTGAAAGTCTGCCGGACTTATGGAATTTTATCAATAAAATCAATGTTCGTTTTTGAATTGTAGAAGATAAAAATCAAGGCCCGTTACACGCGCGAACGGGCCATAAAAAATATTTAAAAATAACTTGCACAGACACGGAATCCGTGTATACTGACGGCATGGATTCACCGAATCCACCGCACCCCGGGACAGGGGCAGGAGATACGACAATGATTAAAATTAAAAACGGCGATAGATTCGTGACCGATCTAGACGATCATGTCCAGGTGGTTAATTGCGACGGCGATTATATACAGACATACAACACTGACAGCTCTGTTATGTCGTACGCATCGCGTGCGCGGGTAGAAAATTGGACGCGTATAGCGGAGTTTTTGCCGGGCCACGGAATGGACGTACAGAACGACGCATAGCACTGCCGCACGGCGCGGAATGCCGGTAAATCAAGGAGTTACAAAATGACCACAACAGAAATGAACACATGGGCAAAATGGGAATCGCTCGGATCGCTGGCATATAACCGGCGGCTCGATGCTTACAATGATCGCGTCCGGAGCGGCGTAGACCGCGGCAACAATGCCGAAACCATCGAAAAAATTGATGCCCTTTTTGCAGAATTGGCAGCTGTAGATCGTAGTGCCTCTGACGCTGCAGACGCCGCGGCCAGAGCAGAGGCCCGTAGGTTAGAGGATGGGGAATGATGGAACTCACAACCACACCCGCGCCCAACCCCCGCGCATCCCGCGCCGCAGCCGGGCACACCCAGTCCCGGGCTGCGCAGACGATCTCAGTGGCAACGCGCACATGGCAGGACTGGGAGGCGGGCGTCGCCACGATGAACCCGGCGCTGCTCCGCCTGTACCGGCACCTCTCCGGGTTGGAGCGGATTCCGTTCAGGGCGGCCCGTTACACGCCCTGATCTGCTCCCGGATCACCTGCTGCGCGGCGCCGAGCTGGCGGGTGATGTCGTCGGCGATGGCGACGAGCTCGAAAAGAAATCCAGAAGCCGTTGCCGAAAGTTCGGCTCCCGCGCTTGCATCACGCTGTCCGGTGGCGGCCTGAGCCGTGGCCCCGGCACCTCGATCACACTCGGCGGAGCTGCCGGCACGTCCGGGGTCGCGCAGGCGGAAACCAGCATCAACAGCAGCAATATCGCGCTTTCTTTGAGCACTCGCATTTTCGATCTCCTTTTTGTGGTCCGCGGCGATCGCCGCAGTCCGGGTTTCATGCGCCTGTTCTCGCGCCTGCTTTTCCGCCTGCAGCGCCGCCACACGCGCCAGGGCTGCGCCGAGCGCCTTGTTGTCACGCAGCGCATACTCTGCCCTCACCTCGGCCTGCCCGCGCGCATGGCCGCGCCCGTCGATGGTGGTATAGGCGTACCACAGCGCGCCCAGGGCTGCCGCGGCAGCCATGGCATAGATCGCCCAGCCGGGCACGGCGAATGGCAGCACAAAGCCGCGTTGCTTGCTCATGGCCAGAACGTCCGGCGCTTCGAGCCCGGCGCCCGATCCGTCAGATGCACCCACCCCGCCGTGGCGTCCGGGTGCTCGCGGTACAGCTCGTGCCGCTCCAGCATGGCATCATCAATCATCGCATCCAGCGCCCCATCGCGATCCGCCACGTCAATGCCCTGGCCCAGTTTGTGCGACGATTTTGCCGAGCCGATCGCGCAGTCTGACGGCCGCCAGCCACCGTTGTCCTGCCCAGAGATCAGGTTACCGGTGTGCGGGTTGATCACCGGGATCCAGCCGCGGTCGACGCATTCGGCCAGCAGATCGTTGGCCCTGGACAGCAGGTACGCAGCGCGGCCGTAGATGTCCTCGTTCAACTCTCTGTGTCCGGCATAAGCGCGGAAATAATTTTGCGGTGTGATCATTTGCGTTTTATTTTCCCGGTTGTAGTTAGGCGTGTGCCGTCGCGCCACTCGTTTCCGCCGCAGCGCCGCCAGCGCAAAAAACGATACAGATGCCGCACCATGAACAACGTCAGCGACCACCACAACAGCGCCGCGACCCAGCTCAGATCAATCTCGTATCCGCTCTCCAGTATTGTGCCCGCACGCCCCAGCCCGGCGAGGGCCAGCCCAGCCAGCGCCAGGCGTCCGAGCAGCCCATCCTCGTAATGCGGGTGCAGCACCAACACTACGGCGACACACATCACCACCAGCGCCGAAAAAAATATCGAGATGTCGATCATTTGCCGTACCTGCTTTTTATAATCCCGGCCCAATCGGTGTCGCGAGCAACTTTGAGGATGGCAGAAACAATTGCCATGCCCATCACCCCGATCAACAGCGACACCCCCTGCTCCATCGCATCGGTGGTCACGCCCATTAATGCCGCAAACGGGACGGCAATATACGACGCCAGCGCCAGTCCACTGATGAACGTAAACCACCGCTCCCATAGACTAAGCCCCTCGAAAAAACGCAGCGACATAAATGCGCCCACCGCGCCCGCCGCCACGACTTTGAGTTTCAGGCCCAGTGCCGCGAGGATGCCCTCGATCACTTCAGTCATTGATGCTCCAGGTTGTGCCAAAAAGTTCAGCCACGGATGCACCCTTGTTTTTGTTGTTCGGCATTGCCAGGAACTGTTTCAGCTAATCGCCCCGAGGCCTTGCCTTGCCCCGCCCTGCACGAACAGCCGGCCTTCGGATATCCACTTCTTCACGACATCAAGGTCGCGCCAGTAGAATCCGGGGATTTGGCTAACGCAGCTTTCAATGCCTCAAGGTCTTTCGGCGAGGCAATTATTTGCTCCACCAGCGTTTTCCGAGTTTGAGCGGGGTTGGAATGGCTGACAACTTCCGGCGAATCATCCGGCAATTCTTCCTCCGCATAGCCCTTTTGCAGATTGGCAAATACGCCGTTAATTCGCCCTTCGGAGTCGCGTTGAACGTAGGCCATTACAAATCTCTCCCTCGTGTGTCAGTCCAACCGGACGTCAATATGCTGATTGTTGCATTGGTGCCATTGGAATCGGTGTTTATCTGCCCCGAAGTGTTCGTAAAGCATTCCATTTCAAGGCCAGAGAAATCCGCGGCCTGATTGTAGATGCTGGCAGCGGCGGATCCAGATGCTGCCGTGCCGTTTACGTCCGGGTCAACTATATAACTCCAGGCGGCGTTATCCGCAGTCACGGAAACGGTAAACCGGGCCCGAACCTTTACCCCCGTCGGGACGCTTAAAGTTCGTAGCGTAACTGCTGTATTCGCAGCCCCGCTTACATCCTGCACTTGCGCTATCAAAGACACGTCGTCGCCTGTCTGCAAAAATGACACCCATTGCGCTGAACCGTTTGTTTTGCGTGAGCCGATATAACGGAACAGCGTGTAACCCGTGGGCATTGCAGGCCCGGTATCAAGCGCGGCAACCGTGAAAATGACATCGACAGCGCCGGTATCTACGCGCTGAATTACAAAGAATTTATACCAAGTGTTGTTCGCAATCGTGCCGGTATCCAGACCACCCTGTGCGGTGCCAACAGCCCATGCTGCGGTTGTCTTGGCGATGGCAGATAGAACCATTGCCGCTGCATTTGTGCTATTCACCGCGACGCCTGCCGCAATGCTCATGGTGGCGGATGCACCCAACGTGCTTAAAACGCAGCCCGCCAGATATGAGCGCATGACGATATTGCCGCCGGTGTTAATAATATTTGTACCATCACATTCCAGCAGCGCGCGCCCGCCCTGCGCGATCACAATGCCGGTACCCGCGCTGGTTTTGAATGTGACTGTATAAGCGCCGGTCGTGTTATTAAATATCGACCAGCGCTGCTTCGTCGTATCGACAATCACGTTGATATTGCCGGTCAACAGCCCCGTCAAAATCAACTGATCGCAATACTGCTCAAGCGCGGTCAGCGTAACGTTTGACGACCCGGCCACCGATTTCGATACCTGCCGCCGCTCAAAAAATGCAAGCGGGCCGCAGCGCAGTTTTTTGGTTCCTGCGCCCCAGTTCACCGCCGCATCACCGTTCGAGCTGGCGACGACGTGCGTGCGCTGCAGCCGGTCCGGGCTGGAAACATAGGTGTATAGCCCGGCTTCCCAATTGACGTCATCAGTGACAAACCCGACCAGGTAGTTGTTTGCAGCGATCACCGATGCCGGCTGAAACCCGGTCGCAGCACCGGCGAGCGTGTACTCACCGGTGCCCGTGGTCACCGATGTTTCGTAAATGCGTTCGTCCTGCGCGAGTGATGGCATTAGAGCGTCTCCTCAATCATAAATTTGTTGCGAAAAATTCCGTACGATTCATGCACCAGCGGCTGACTGTCGGCAATCGATCCCCACACCGACTGCTCAGCAATGTAAGCACTGCCCAGAGTGTTATGCACCGCAAGCACGTCGCCGACTCTGCCTGCCGCGCGCGCCAGGGCGAATGCGTTTGTGTACATCTCCGCCTCATCCATAAAGCCCAGGCTGAATTGCAGCGTCCGCTGCTGCGGTTTGGTGTTGGTGTAGCGTTGCCCCGCATAGGCGCGGTCAACGAGACTGTTATCGCGGATCTGCACACTCCAGCCGAATTCCTGATTAATCGATGGCGCCCAGCGCGGCCCGAGGAACACGCGACCGATCTGCAGGTTGTCCGATACCGTGGCATCGGCAAGGTCCAGTCGCCAGTAGCGCGCCGTGGTGTCGGCGAAATCGTGGTAGCTCGCGCCGTATCCGGTTTTTGCGGTGCTGCTCAGAGTCCCGGTATCAAGCAGCAGTCCTCCTGTAGCAGTCGGGTCCGACGTTGAAGCCCGCAGCCGCACCGTCGCGCTGGCCGTGAGATTTGCCCCAATCACGCCCAGCAACTGACAGGCCACCGCTGAACCCATATCAAAAAGCAAATATGCCGCTTTCACCGCCGCGACGGTGCGCCATTGTTTGCTGACGTGCGCCTGCTGCACGCACGATGCCGGCAATGTGGCCAACTCTGAGTCCGTGGTGAGCAGCGCAGCGTCCGCGCGATTGATCCATCCGAGCAGCATGGCTGATCCCTTAAATGATTACACGCAGCTCAACCACTGAGCCGTTGATGGCCTGCCCCACAACACGCGCGGCAGCGCCGTTGATCAGCAGGTGGCGGGGATGCGTGATTTTGATTACGCTGCCGATGTCGGCAACCATGCCCTCGATGTGGGTCAGCACGCGATACTGCGCGCGCCGCGCACCCCACAACCCGAATAGCCGCGCGGCCTCCGTCTCCGCATCCGCCTGATCTCTGTAGAGCGACGGCACCGGCCCGTAATCGCGGGCCAGCAGATGCTGACTTTTGATCGTGGCGTCCGAATTTGCGGCAACGCGCTGCGGCTGCGCGCCGAATGTGCGATCTGCTGCGGTGGTCAGCGCCGCCACATCGGATTGCACGGTGTAGTTTTTGCCCCAACCCACCTGAACCCGCCACGCAATCGGCTCCAGCGGTGCCGGCAGTGGCTCGCGCGCGATGGACAAAATATCTGCGCTGTCCAGTTCCAGCACAGGCGCACCCGACGCCGCCGAGACCTGGCCAATCGTGAATACCCCCTGCCGGGTGAATCCGCCGAAGCACCCGGCCCCGCCCAGCAGTTCATCCAGCACGTCCGTGACCATTTGGTCTTCGGTGTCGATCCAGATCCCGACCTCCGCCGACAATGCGCTGAACAGGTTGGCGAATGCGGTGGTGTCGATGTCGCTGGTAGCCAGCCGCGTCGCCAGGATGCGCTGTACGATGGCCCCGGTGTGGTTGGTATACCCAGAGGTCGGCGTGTCGCCCTGAACGTCACAGGTGACCTCTCCGGCCGGTGTTGCGCCGAGTTTAAAGGTGCCGTTGACCAGATCGGGCTGATATTCCCCTGCTGCGGGCGCGCCCAGCACACGAGTCAGCGCCACGCCGCGATCCCGGACTGCGGCGACATCGGTAATGGCGCCGTTGTGTACCTGGTAGATCAGGCTCGCCGCAGTGACCAGCGGTGGCCGGATGTTCTTGACTTCGCCGTAGCACAGGGGTTTGGGTTTGCCTTTCAGATCGTCGCCACCCTCAAGGCCCCCGCTACCTGCGTAGACCGTGGCCTGAATCGGCAGCGCGAGCCTCGACAGCCCGTCGGTGCAGCGCACTTGTGCCGTGCCTTCGGCAATTGATGCCGTCTCGACGACACCAGAAAACACGGTGCCGAACGTGCCATAGGCTGCATCCACATCCCCCACCAGCAGGCGCACCGGCCGGCCATCGATGGCGTAGTCGCGGAGCAGTGCATCCAGCCCGCCGTCGGCGTTGTTGATCGTCACATCCGAAAACACGCGCGCCAGCCCGCCGATGCCGTCGCGCCCGACAATGGCGCGGTCGACCGTAAATGCCCCGGTCAGCCGGCCATCGTAATAAGTGCTTGCCGGCGTGTCAGCGGTATGCGTGGTGTAGCCGTGCGTCGCCCAGCGCAGCGTTACCAAGCCGCCCGTAGTCCCGGCAGCATCATCGGCAAAAGCCGCCTCGCCAAACGCACTCCCGGCATAACCTCCCGACACCGCAGGACTTGCCGCCAGGGACAGCGCATCGATCTCCATCAGCCAGCAGCGCGCCGCCGTGACGCGCGCGAGAAATGCACGGAACGCGGAATCGTCAGCCGCAACGTGATCGTGTTCGGCGTAGGCAAATTCTCCGTATGCGGATGCGCCGTACATCAGGCCGCCTGCCGGATGCGGCTGAGTTCAGCGCGCACCGCGGTAAGTTCGTCGACCATCGCCCCGAACCCGCGGCGCAGTTCGCCGATCTGATCCGTCGCCATTTCGCGGATCGACATGTCCACGTTTTTAAGGATGTCGGCCTGCACGGTTTGCTGCTTGCCGAGCAGCTCGTTTAGTTGCCGATTCCCCTCGAGGAACAGCGACTGGAAGGCCGGACCAGACGCCCCGACCTCGCGCCCAATGGTCAGCGCCTGCTGCAACAGTTGCGGGAATGCGTTAACGGATGACAGGTCGCCGCCCATGCCGCTCTGGAATGTTGAGTCCAGCAGCCCGCGCGCGGATGACAGTCGGTCCAGCGGCGAGCGAAACTCTGAAATCGACTGCGCATCAACAGCGCCCTGCAGCCCGGTGATGCCGAGAGACCCAGCCAGCCCGCGCACAGCCCCTGAAATTCTGTCCTTCATCTGCGTTTCGGCGGCGCGCAGCTGTTCCTGAACTTGAACCATGCGCACCAGCGTTTGCGTTGCAGACTCGTTCGCCTCGGCAAAGCTTTGCAAGTTCGGCATCAAGGCGTTTGCGAGCTGGTCTGTCACCTGTCCGAGGTTTTTGCCGAACGCGTTAATCACTTCCTGCGTCGTCGGCCCTGCGCCTGTGCCGGCCTCCGTCACCCGAAACCCGAAGCTCGCCTGCGCGCCATCAAGCCGTGATTTATCAAGGCCGATCTTGTCCGCCAGTGCGCGCATGTCGGCGAACGCACCCCTGACCAGATCATTGATGCCGGCGGACGCGCCGTGATCGAATGATTGCCATGAGGATGCCCGTTTGCCGTTATTAGCGTTGCCTATCCAGTTGGAGCTGGACATCCCGCCCATTCCCGCAGTGCCTGACACATCAAGCCCCGTGAAACTGGCCGGCCCGCCCTTGTCTTTTTTCAGCACCGAGTACGCCGCCAATGCCAACCCGATGTACGGCATTGCCGTCGAGAGTCCGGCCATCGCGCTACCTGCAGCAGTTCCAGTTGCCGACAGGCCTGCGCCTCCGAACACTCCGGTCTGCGCCGCCAGCATCGCAGCTTGTGATCCCGCGCCGATCGACGTTGTTCCAAGTGCGGCGCCATAGGCTGCAGAGCTGCCAAATATAGATGCGCCGATCCCGCCACCACCGCCGAACATGCTAGACAAATTCGATCCGGTGCTGAGTGCGCTGCCGATCCCGCCGCCTGAAGTATTGGCGTAGCCGGGTATCCCGAGCGAACCCAGGGCGCCAGTAATCATGCCGGCCCCGCCCTGCGCAATCGGCTGAATCAGCGGCCGCAGCACCAGCGTCGCAAACATGTTTTTCAGCGTGTCGCGGAAATTCTCGGCGAAGCCCTTGCCCGATTCAAAACCACGGAGCAGCGCGTCGGTGAGGCTCTCGCTGAGTTGATCATAGGATCGCTTCGCCTCCTCGACCATTTTTTTATTCGCCTCGAGCGCCTCCTTGGCCACGACGTTGGCCGCAACCGCAGCGGGCAATGCACTGCGCTGCGCGTCATAAATGCCCCGCGTCATCGCCATGCGCCGCGCGTAGGCATCGTTTTCCTCGCCGAGCAACTGGATCGACGCGCGCTGATAGTCCTGCTCCAGCTTGCGCAAGGCGATGGCCGTCTCACGATGCGTTTCGTTCAGTCCCATCAACTGGTTTTCAAAGGTCAGGTTCTGCAAAGCCTCCGCCTGGGTTTTGTTGAATTCAGCAAGCACTTTGTCCGCCGCATCCTGCACCGTAATTGCCCGGTCGACGGCTTCCGCGAGTTCTTTGGTGATGGCTGCGAGGCGTTTTTTCTCGTCGATTTCACCGGCAATCGCCAGTGCAGCCGCCTGCACTTCGAGCGTGTACTTGGCGGTGCCGTCGGTCAACTTGCGGATTATTTTGTCGACCTCGGTGCCGGTGCCGTTGAGATTGGCGAGCTCGTTTTCGAGTTGGGTGATTAGCGACAGCCCGGCGTTGTCTTTGGTTGCGGCATTACCCGATGCGGGGGAATTAGGCGCGCGCAGCCGGAACGGCGCGTCGCCCGCAGAACCGTCGAGGCCTCCGGCATTTACCGCGCCGATCTGCTGCCGGGCCAGTCGCGCCGCCGCGACGCTGCGCGCATTGAGCAGGCCGCTTTCGCGGAGCCCGAGAAGCGGCTGCGCGATCCAACCACTAAACCATCCTTGCTGTTTATTTACTTTTTCCAGCGCCTTGTCGATGCTCTCGATCTGCTTCACGGCAGTGTCACCAAACTGCCCCAGGTTGGCCATGGCCGCAAGTGCAGTGGCCAGATTGCCGGTCGCCTCATACGCCGAATTTACTTTCACCAACCACTCCGACATGACCGGCACAGCTTGCATGGCGATCTTCTGCACGATGGCGTCAAACGCATTGCCCATGCGTCCGATCTGTTTCTGCAACTCGTCGGCCGCAGCGGCCTGCTGCGTGCTGACCCGCGCCTGCTCCAGGCCGGTCTCGGCCAGGTCCTTGAAAAACGGCAGCGCCTTCCAGGCGGACTTGCCAGCCAGATCAGTGGCGTGCGCGATGGCGTAGGTCTTGTTCTCCGCGTTGGCGATTTTGGTGGCAAATTCGGTGTAGAGATCATCGAACTTGCCATCCTTCAGCCGCTGCTGGCTGATGCCAAGCGCGTCAAAACTGTTCAGCAGTTCTTTGTTGCCGCCGGCAGCCTCGGCCACCGCCTTGGCAAATTTTGTGGCCGTCTGCGTCACCGTCTCGAAACTGTGGCCGCCGATGCGCGCCGTCTGCTGCAGGCTCGACAGTGTTTCCACCGTCAGCGCGGTGGTGTCTTGCAGATCATCAAGTGCCGCCGTGGCATCGATGGCGTTTTTGATGATCAACGCAAAGCCGCCCGCCGATAAACCCACGCCAATGCCTGCGAGCATGCCCTGCAGGCTGCTGACGCCGCCGCGCACGTCGCCGATGCTGCGCTTCAGTGAATCGAATGCAGGCTGGGATTTATCCTCAGCCTGAATAAAAACCTGCGCGAGATCGCGGAGTCCGAATGCCATGGTTTACCCCGTCGCGATTCGTTGTTCGATGGTGCGGGCGAGCGCCGGAAGCCGGGCGCGCACGCTTGATTCAAGATTAATGCGTTTCTTGACTTCGATGCGCGGCACGAGGATGGCAATCGGAATTTCTGTGCCGCGCTTCATGCGTTTTCCGCCGGTCTGATTGAGCACCCCGCGGCGAAATTTGGCCGTGGCAAAACGATTTTCGGCAAGGTGCTCGGCGAACAGCAAAACTTTTCCGTTTATTTTTTTGAAAAACGCGTTGCCGCTGGCGATCAGTTGCTGCACGATGCGGCGAAAAACATCGGTGCGCATGCGCTTGGCCTGGTTCAGTGGGATCAGCAGGGGGCCGCGAATCGAACCGCCGCGCGTGTAGATACCCATCCATGGCACCTTGGAACGCACCAGCATGGCCGGCAGTTGCCCGGGTTTGCGGTCGTAGATTTTTGCCTTGAATTGCTGAGTGAATCCGCGATTGGTGGTTTTGAAGCCACGCTTGACCTGCGCATTCAATGCCGCCGCGATGCCCGGGCCTTCGTCGCGCATACCAAGGGCCACGCCGCGCCGCACCCGCTGTTGCTGGGCGCGGCTCCACGCATCGAGCGTGCGCGGCTCAAGCAGGCCGCTGAGTGTGATGGTTGTTCTGGGTAGCATCGTCAGCCCTTTTTTGGTTTCGGCGTGTCGCCGACACACGCGATTAAAAACAATCCGTCAAGGTTGCGGATCAGGTCAACCTCAAACGGAGTTGGCCGGATGCGCATCAGTTCTGACCACGCCGCGATGTCGCGGAAACCCAATGCCGACGGGCCGAACCCGTTGGAGCCCCGCGTCGCCGACAGATCGAGAAACCACATCCACACATACGCCAGCGCGCCGGGCAGCGCAGGCTCGATCAGTTCGTCCGGCAGCGTGCCGGTCATACTCGCCACCCGCTCCAAATGATCACGCAGCGTGCGGCCATCCGCCTGTCGCCGCGTCAGGTGGAAGTGGTGTTCCGCGTGATCGAGGAGGAGGCCGCGCACTTCGGCAAAAAATTGGCGCGCTCCTGCACCACCACTGACGCCTGTTCGCGAACCCACGGAAAGCGCCGGTACAATTTTTGCGCGTTGTGCTGGCTGTATTCAAACACCAGGCCATCCCAGAGCGGCAGATCGCGCCAGCCCAGCGTTGATGCGGCCAGGAGGTTGATGCCCTCCTGTTCGGCATCGACGCCGTTGACGCGGCGGCTTTTCATCATCGCGTCGACGCTTTTTTTCTGCAGTGCGCGCAGGTGTTCCTGGTGGCGCTCGGAGTCCGCGCCAACCACGGTGATGAAGGCGCCCATCGGGTCGCCGCTGATGGGGTGGCGCAGCTCGAATTCATGGCCCTCATCGCCGCCTTTGACGGTGTCGAGTTCTGCGAGATCAGTGATTTTGTTCATGGTGGTGTGTGCTCCTTTGGGTGGAAAACAATGGCCGGGTGGCCTGCAGCAATAACGTCAAGAATCAGGTGACCGTGGAATCCTGAATGCTGATGGTCGTGTCGAGGCTGGAAATGCCGGTGCCGCCGTTGGTGTTGCGCAGCGCCTGGAACGGCAGGCGCTGGATGATGCCGCCCTCGCCGTCGTCCTTGGACGCGCCGCCCACCTTGATGCGCGGCATAACGATGCTCATGCAGTCGGCGGTGGCGGACCCTGAGGCCGTCAGCGCGCAGACCAGGCTGACCTCGGTTTCGTCAACGAAATAATCGCGCAGCGTCGCGTCCTGAAAATACGCGCTCATCTCGCCGCTGACCACAACACGCCCCTCCTGGATGCCCGGGTAGGTGTTGCTGCCAACGACCGGGGTTGCGCTCATGTTGGCGGCGATGGAGATGTTGAGCCCGGTAATCAGCGCGATGGCCTGACCCTGCACGTAGAGTGCACCGTTGACGGCTGCGAGCAGCCCGGTGTTGGTCTCCGCTGTCGGCGTGGTGTAATACTCCGCGGTGCCGCGCACCAGGTCCCGGCCCATGAACTGCATGCCCAGCGTGGCCATGCCGGTGGGCGGCAGACCAAAATCCATCTGCGTCAACTTGCAGCCGGTAAACAGTTCGGAGAGCACGGGTGACAGGTCGCCATGGTAGTGCTCGATGGAAAACGACTCGTCAAGATGGCCGGTGCTCGGCACAAATACTTTTTTGCCGACGCTGGCAAACACCACGGAGTCTCCGGTGCCCTTGGCGGCGACCGCGGTGCCGTCGAGGAACGCGCCACTGAGGCCGGTGGATGTCACTGCCGTGACCAACATATTGCGGCTGTTGTTGTTGGTACCGGTGGTGGTCCAGCCGGTCCAGCGCCCGAGGTCACCGGCCTTGAATCCGTCGGTGAGGTAGTTGCCGCTGCTGCGCACAAAATGCGGTGCGCCCGTCGAGGCGATCACACCGCTTATGGTGCCGGTGGTCACTGCGGCCTGCCACGAGTGGCGCATGGCCGCGGCCATAAAATCCTTGTACGTGCCGCAGGACAGCTCGCCGTTGAGCGGGCCCTCGACACGACGCACGCCGTGGCGCATGTCGGCGATCTGGTAGTCGCGGCGCACTTCGTTGGACTGATACGTATCTTTGTTGAGCGTGACGCCGCTGGTGACGCGGCGCAGAATCTGCGCGGTGGTGGCCCCGGGCGCGACACCCCAGGACACTTCTTTTTTGTAGGCGACGCGCTTGGCGACACCGGATGCAATATCAGGCATGTGGATCTCCTTGGGGTTAGAGGGCTACGTCTGGGGCATTAAGGGCCGTTAAATAAACGACCTCAAAAATCATGCGGCCGGTGGCAATTGGTTTTTCGCCATCACCGGATAATTCAACCGCTGGCTCGCCGCCGGGTTGTACGTATTTGCACAGGCCGTTCAGCGTGTTGTCACCGGCCAGGGCAATTTCGACCTCTTTAAAAATCTGGTCGAGCGTGTCCTGGTAGGTGTCGTTCTGTTTTACCGCCGCGCTGATTGTGAGCGGCAGCGACCGTTCGAGTATTCGCCCGGCGCCGAAAGCGGAACCGGCGCGAATGTCACCCGACTCCAGGGTGTCGATCAGCAACGCGGGCAGTTCTGCGTCCTGCAGCGGTTTCACGCGCGACGCGAATGCATTGGCACCCGTGGTGGTCAGTCCGGTCAGCAGCGTTTTTGCCCGGTGCCGGATTTGCTTGCGTACGTGATCGGCCATTTTTAATCGTCGAACAATTCAAAAACTGTGAGCCCGCCGGGATCGTCGGGCTGGATGTCGCTGATGTTGTGCGTGCCGCGGCTGGTGACCACCGCTGTCGGAGTTGCCGGCAGATCCGCGGTCATGGCTGTAAATCGTGGGTTGGACGAAGCAATGCCGCCATCAATGCCGAGACCGAGGCGCTGGTAGGGAGCGCTATAGATGCCCCTTGCCGTCACCGTTGTGGCACCGATGACCGTCGCATCCTCGCCTAAACGCACGAGGATGCGACGGGTGTGTTTCGCCCAATCCACTGTAGTTGCCTTAGGCCAGCGTCGGGGATGCCACGCCCAACTTGACGCGCACGGTGGTGGCACCGGATGTGGCATCCGCGATTGCCACGCCCACCTGCAGATTGCCGCCAGTGCTGGTCGTGGTTTTTTTGGTCGTGCTGTTCCAGTAAATCCGCGCACCGGCGGCGTACTCCTGCCCCGTGGTTTTTGACAAATCGAAAACACCTTCGGTCCAGATCGGCGCAAGGGCACCGGACGCGACGGTATCGACTGCGACACCGAACAGGGCTGTGCCGATTTGCACGCCGTCCCCTGCGGTAAATGCGGCAGCCACCGTCACATCGATCGCGTCGCCCGGTTGAATGTAGTTGATCATGCTGTACTCCTTTTAATGAATGAATTGCGAAAAAATGAATTGCAAAAATTGGTCAGCACAAAAAAACCCCGATGAAGGGGCTTTTTGTTTTCGGACTTGCTTACGAGCCGTTGCGCTTGTAAAGGCCGCGGTAATCCGTGGCCTTGGCAGCAAAATCGAGCCGGACCTTCAGTTCCATGCCGTCGATGTCCCAGCCCATGCGCGATTCGAGATACGGGCCTTCCTCACCTTCGAGGTACGCGTACTCGACGGTGTCGATCTGCATCGGATCGGCGGCCAGATACCACGCTGCAGCCGAGTTGGCATCGAGCCGCGGCTCGACAATCGGCGTCAGTGGGCTGCGGCCACCCGATGCAAACGGGTTGATGTTGCTTGACTGCGCGGCCACATACGCCTGGCTGGTGAATTGCTCGGCGATGCCCTCCAGCGCCGCCGGCACGATCAGGAAACTCGGGCGAACGTTGATCGGGCGGCCCTCCAACCCGACTTGCTTGCGCATCGCGGCACGGCCAATACCCAGCGCGTCAACACTGATCGTCGGCGTAGCACCGGTGGTCAGGTTGGTGTGCGTTGCCGAGAACAGCGCAGCGCCCGTGGTCTGCATGGTGCCGTTGGTGGTGATGATGCCGTAGACCGTGTCGGACTCGATGTCAGCGCTGGCGTTCGCGCAGAGCTGAGGCAACCGGGTGAACGCATCCAGATCATCGTTGATGATGGCCTGTCGGTTGATGCCGAGGATGCGGCCGTAGGTCGCCAGCGCGTAGGTCTCCTTGCCGTCGCTGACGATGCCGCGTTTGAACTCGCCGCCCGTCTTGACTTCGAGCAGTGACGGTGCACCCGAGAGCTGGATGCTGTTGATGTTTTTGAAATCCGGCGCGGTGCGGCGACGGGTCCACGGCAGGAAGGTGCGCGGCGTGGCCTCGTAACCGGCGCGCAGGCTTTTGGTGGCCGCATCCAAAACGATGGACGGCAAATCAGAGCCGGATTGGAACGTCCGTTCCCACATCTGGTTCGCCGACATGCCTTCGGTGCGCACGCCGCGGATCTCCAGGCATTTGCGCATCAGCTCGCGGAGCGTGTAGCCGCGATAGATCCGCGCGTGCTCTTCGAGTTTGATGCCGCCCGGATTTGCCCGATGCAGCACGGAGTTGACCATTGCGGCGCGGCGGTTGACCGTCTCGTCGCTGATGGTGTCAACGCCCTGGATGCCACCGCGGATTGCGGCGCTGTCGGTGACCTCGGCCAGGTGTGCCAGCACTTGCGCGCGGGCCTGGTCGAGCGTGACCTTCGGGTCTTTCAACAGCGAGTCCTCGAAGGCCCGGTCGAGTTTGTGCGCGCTGAACAGCTCACGGATGCCGGTCACGCGGGCATGTTCGGCGGCGCGGGTCTGTTCGATCAGCGCGTTGCGGGCCGTGGTTTCCTGCTCGATGCGGGCGGCTTCCGCTGCTGCCGCCGCAGCTTTCTCTTGTTCGTTCATTTGGTGCTCCTTATCAGTTGTGGCGGAAGTCGCCGGGATGCTGCGCGTTTCAACGATTTCGCAGGGGAACGTGCGTTGCTGCTGTTGTTCACCGGCGCGGACCCCTGCCCCTGCATCTGCGCCGATTGGTACGAGTGAAAGTTCCATGGGCTCCCAGTCAACTGCGCGATGAATCGGCAGCCCTTCGCTGCGTTCATCGGGCGGGAACTTTTCGATTGTGTGGGTGACGTATCCGACGCTCACGTTGCGGATGATTTTGTTCTGCACGTCGCGGAAAATCGGTTCGACGGTTTCGCGCTCTGAGAAACGCACGGTGGCGGTAGCGCCATCGGGCGCGAGATCAGCCTGCTCAACCACGCCGAGCACATCCTCGAGACTCCAGCGGCCATGGGTGTTGAGCAGCGGCGCACCACCGCGCAGGCGCTCCATGCGCACATGCGCCGGGTCGAGGGAGAGCTCCTCGTAATAATCCTGGAATCGATCCCAGTCCAGCCACTGCCGGCGCTTGACCCGCGCCCCAGTGGTCCACACCATTTTCGCGGTGCGATTCTCGGCTGAGACCTCGGCAATCGCGGCTTCCCGTGACTGGATCGGCATTTGCATTCGGTTGTTCATGGTGCGCTCTCCAAATAAAAACGGCCCGCAGTTGCGGGCCGTGTCGGTGATTGATGCGGCTCAGATCAAAAACGGCCTCGGTGATTCGCGGTTCACGGTCATGGCGGTACGCACATCGCCCCACGCCTCGTAGTGGGCAATGGCCGCCTGCAGCACGACGTGCCGTTCATCCGGCGCGCCGATACCCATTTGTTGCATGCGCCGCAGAACCCATTGCCAGGCGGTCGCGATCTGAAACATGCGGTGTTCGTCCACCGGGCGGCGCTCGCCTTCGGGCAGCGCTTTCATCACGCCCTCAAGCCCGGTGTTTTGTGGGTCGGCATGCATGATGTAGGTATAGAGCGGCTCGTTGATGTACCAGAGCCCACCCAGCGCCGCCGCAATCGGCGGCATCCAGACATCCACACCACACAACGCCGGGATCGGAATCAGGCGATCCCATAAACTGCGCCGCCATGCCGGCGCGCATGATCCGCCGACCCTGTTTACCACGACATCGTGGACGCTGACCCAGCCGTCGCGGTTGTGCCCCGAACGGCTGAG